GTTGTTGATTCTCAAGGTCGTGTAATCAACACTTGGGCTGATATCCTTAACCGTTCAAACCTAGGTATGGAAGTAATGCACGAGCGTAACGCACACAACTCCCTCTAGGACCAAGTGATCACTGGCTATGCTATGCATAACGAAAACTATTCGAAATTCGAAAAGCTTAAAGAGTTTGGGCCTTTAGGTCCATTACTCTGCGGAAACCTCTTTTGGGGAGACCGCGATGCCCTGGGGAGGGCTATAAAGATACCCCGAGATGGTTCCAGTTTCTGGATTCCACTCACAGGTAACAGGCGTAGCCTGTTAAAAACACTTCGTCCAAAAGAGTTTCTAAGAATCTCTAAGGACTGGACTTCCCTTGGAAATCAAATTCTTTCAGTTCTGAAAGAGGAAGACCTTCAAAATGAAGATCTTTACCATTCACTTTGTGAATTAAAACACTGGTATATTAATGCCGCTGCAGATCGTAATGATCCTTTGGGCAGAGATTATCTTAAGGCCCTTAAGAATAACTGTCTTAATGTCTGTTTTGGAAACAAACAAAAGGAGTTAGTCAGCAATGTCCGGTTCCCTGGGCATTGCCATAAGAGAGGCTACAATGTAGACCTCTTTGTGTACTTCTCAGGCCCACTAAGGTGGATTCGAGAAAGGTACACCTCAATGGTTAACCTTCAAGGTAACCATACTTGGCTTGATAAGTTAAGTTACGATCATGTCCAGATCGCTATTACTATTTCCCTAGGCAGTAGGTCTGATTACTATGGTAATCAGAAGGAAGGCTTGGAAAGCCTTCGAAAGGTGAGGAACATTGTCCTTGACCCCTCAGATGTTTCGATGTCTGCACTATCCGGTTACCGGAAAGCTTGCGAGATTGCTTCCATGCAATTTCGTCGAGAGGAACCTGGTACAGGTATGTCTCATATCTCCACAAGTGGTTCTGCCACTATGGGATATTCTCGCTCCAAAGGAGGGAGAACTAAGTATCTCCATGATTTACTTAATGGCTCACGGGATCTGTGCACCATTAAAGATGTTCTCGAGTTTGAGGGCACCTTTGATCTCTTTGGAATAAGAGTTCTTAAGCCTAACATGGTGAAAATGTTAAGGTTATTAGGGTCTTATGACTCCTTCTTTGGCCCGGATTATCCTGTACCAATATGGCATATATTATATGCTGATCCAGGTTCCCTTGGGAACATGGAAGAAATGTTTGCTTGCTTAGCGGACATTTGTACCAGGGCTTATGAATCCCCTCCCAGATCTCTAGGAAATCTGCTTCTTTTGCTAATGACAAAAGATATAACACTAGATGTTACAACTAGTGAATATCCCATAGATATTATGGGTTATTTGGTGTTTCCAACACCTTTTCTAACCTTTGGTTATCAGCTGTCTGCCTCTGAGGTAACAGCTTCCTTAGTCCAAGAGACTGCTAGGAAATTTAGAATGGTTACCCTTTCTAAACCATGGTATGTTACTATATCTGCCATGTATACAGGAGATATTCGCAATATGCTCCGTAAGGATGAATCACTTCGTCTAGGCTTCGAAGAGGCTTATAAAGTTTGGGAATTCCTCAAACGCCTTCAAAAGAAGGAAGTGGATGTAGAGAATCTCTATATCTGCTCAAGTGACCTCAATGAGGCTACTTACCGTTTTAAGAACACGGTTATGAATGAACATCATGTCATTTATCGTTCTGCTATTAATAGAGGACGACTCCATGAATTAATGGATACACTTACTAGACATAAGTCTAGAAATGTTACAATCTCTACACAGTGTGCAGAGGATTTTAAGGTCCCTCTTGAAGAGAGATCTTATCGCACCTTAAATGGTACGTTCATGGGAGAACACTTCTCCTTTTTAGATCTAACGATCTTCAATGACAGATGCTGTTTCATTGCTGAGTGTTATACTAAGTATAACCTCAAAAGAGGTAATGTTGACCCTGAGGGTCAGATTATCCACTTTCCTATACACTATAGTAGTGTCATTAACCATGGTGTTAAGAAACCTTTCAGTCAATCTGCGGGGGATGATCTTTTGGCTTTAAGCCATAAGGTATACTCGGAAATTTTATTACGAGTATATGAGGAGCTAGGAGCTAAGGGCTCTAGCTCCAAGTGGGGATTTTCTCCCTATTTTGGTTCTTTCTGTGACAATCATTTTTTGAAAATGACTCCAGATGAAATGGAGGAACAAAGAGTTCCTAGAAACTGCCGCTTCGGTAGTTTAGCCTTTGTAGATGCAATCAAAGGTCGATACCTTAATGGTCTAGCAAAACTGGATCAGCAAGGTTTACCAAGTGCCTTAGGACATGGTACTGCTTTGAACACTGCTTTGCGGTGGTTCAATGGTCCTTCAAGGAGGATTATGACCATATTTCAGGTCCATAATTTCTCTTTTTTAAAGAGATCTGCAGGTATGAACTTGCACCTATCCCCGATTTTTGGAGGGTATGAGCTCCCTAGGACCCAGGGTCCTTACACTTATGGTGAGGGAGGTAGTGCCGATAAGTATTATCGACGTTTAACTTTCATTTACAGAATGGAAGACGATAGGAAGTTCCTATATTATATCTCATTGTTGAAATCAATAAGAGCTCATGATAATAAAAATTATCCTGTAGAACCCGAGATTCTCCAGAACTTATCTTCAAGGTATGGTTTCTTGAGGAATGCTAGGTTAATGTCTTCTAAGGAAGCCTTTGAGGCAGAGAACCTGTTTATGCCAGATGACTGGAGATCCCAAGGCGATATGCTGAAGGATAGAGATTGGCTTAATTTAGACGATCTTAATCGCTATATGTCTAGGCAGCTAGCGACTTCTGCTATTATTAATTGGCGG